GCTGTTTCCAACGAACACCAAAATTCCCAGGTTGTTCGAGCGTATCTCGGTGAGAGCCCCTGTCGTCGAGTCGAACTCAATCGGGATGCTGCAACTCTTCTTGTAACGATCGTACAGGGAAACCGTCCCATAGGTGATTGTGGATGCTGTCTTTGACGCCGCCGCAATCGCGTTCAACTCGTATGTCTTGTCTTTCAAAATGACGAATCTTCCCTTGTTCGCCAAGTTGAAGTGCGAGTGAATAAGGTTTGCTTCCAGGATGTCCGTTACTGTTGCTGCTGAACCATTCGCTTGCTTGTCTTTGTAGATAATCATGCGAAACAACGTAGTTGTGTTGTTCAAGTCAGCGCCAGTTGCTTCCGCCTTCTTCAAGTCGTATCGAATGTCGATACTCTTTATAACCGCTTTCCTGGCAATTCTCTCCGACTCTGTCGTTCCTTGCGGAATGAGGTTTAGGGAAGAAGCGAATATGCTTCCATTGAGGCCAGGTTTCGACGACAGGTTGACGTCAAAAAACTTCAATTCTGCAGAAGGGCCTTTGTATCGGCCGTAGAACCCTACGGTGCGTGCATAGCCTCTCTGTGAGCGCACAAGTGCACGGCGCCTTGCCCGTGCTCCCCCTTGGCGTCTCTTCCAACGTATTTTGCGGACAGAAGTGCGACGAGCCATCGTTAGGAACAATTTTTGGCGCCAAGATTTCTAAATCTGGCGATCTGGTGGGGGTTCCAGTATTACCCCCCACCTCTGTGCAGTCCTCTGTGCAGCCTGGTAAAAATGGGCCACCCCCCAAGCTGAGCCTATCTGGATAAGGAAGAAGAAGATGTTGACCCGTTTCTTCTTTTTCGCGCCATAAAACCATGGCCGAAACCGATTTCTCACACGCTACTATGTCACGTAAGAGAGCGTGGATGTTCACATTGAACAATCCCGATATGGACGATGACCTCTATGAGGCTGAGTTCCGGAGGGATGCATCCATTCGCTACTATGTGTTCCAACGGGAAGAAGGGCTTTCGGAAGGCACTCCCCATTTACAAGGATACCTCTATCTTCACTCTGGGAAGACCCTCATGGCACTTGTTCGAGGCGCAATCGATTGCTTGCAAGGGGCTCACTGGGAGTTCCGACGAGGGACTCACGAGCAAGCGAAGGCCTATTGTAGTAAGGCCGACACTCGAGTGTCTGGACCTTACGAAGGCGGGGAGCCACCCGCGCAAGGACGCCGGACCGACCTTCATACATTGGTTGACTTCGTGATTGAGCACCCTGAGATGACGATGCGCGAGCTTTTGAACAATGCCGACTTGAGGTATGCTGCCTTCAAGAACCAGAACAATGTGGCCAAGCTGAGGCTCATTTATATGCCGAAACGCGATTTCCTTACACAGTGTACCTGGCTTTATGGACCGACCGGAACAGGAAAATCTTTCCTTGCTCGCAAGCTTGCGGGAGAGCATGACACTGTTCCTGTCTACTACAAGATGCCCGACAACCGTTGGTGGGAAGGATATTCCGGGGAGAACACCATCATTGACGACTTTGCCTCGTCTATGCCGTACCGCGAACTTCTACGTATCATCGACCAGTACCCGCACACCGTCGAGATCAAGGGAGCAGCGGTGCAGTTCTCCAGCAAGCTCCTCATCATCACAAGCCACTCTCCCCCTTGGGACCATTATCCCAATGTCGGAGACAAGTCTGAGCTGCGCCGAAGACTTAACGGAAGAGTTTTCTACTGCTCTGCAATCGGCACCGTGGTACCCGTTGAGTGGTTTCATGCTGGGCGAGCTCCCTCAGGGCACCATCCCATGTACCTGTGATCTCCCTATTGCGGAACCTTGCACTGCTGAGCGACACACTAGTGCCTATTGTGTTGGTATGCTCTATGATGACTAGTAACTAGCGAACCAGCTAGTACTCATTAAACGAACCAGTTTAAACTAAAAAACCGCGATCCGTAGGGGAGGCTAGGATCTCTACAAGCGGTGGAGTCGGAGGTTATTTATACAAAGGGGACAAAGTGAAGAAAACTTCACGGGCTGGATGGTTGTTACGCGTGTAGCGTAATTTGGCCCGCCCCGGCCCGAGGGGCAAAAAAAAGAGTCATAGGCATCCACAGCTAGCTGTGTTGTTGTAGCGATTAGGGTGTATACACTTATCACGTGCCCGCCTCTCGAGCTACAGTCGCCCCAGCTAGACTAACGGAGGGTACTCTAGACTCTGGAGAGGCTAGAGGCAACCACTGCCACCTTGCTCTCTGAAGGAACTATGGATGTGTGTCTCTTATTAAGGGTGTGTGTCCCAAGTTATGACCTATTGTGGTTTGTGTTTTGAAGCGTTCGAATATTCGACAATCAACACGTGACTATGAAGCCATGTAGCGTATTATCCAGATCTAGCTGCAGATATCCCAAAAACTGACCGCCTGGCCCTGGCGCAGCCAGGAGTCTGGCGCAGCCAGACGTCCAGGCGCTCAGAGTGATAATAAAAAGGACTTTCGCAATGAAAACTTTTATTCACCCTACGTAGCGCAGCCGGCACTTTATGGATAGAGTGGTATCACCGGTTAGGCTGTTTCCAACGAACACCAAAATTCCCAGGTTGTTCGAGCGTATCTCGGTGAGAGCC